AAGTAGACGTTCCGGTACCCCAGCTCCATGAATCGCTTCCCGAAGGTGTAGCCCGGTCCAGGCACTTCCCAGGCAACCAGGGCCGGCTCGCCATGATCGGTCGAGAACAGCCAGCCCAGGGCCGCGACCAGGACCGCGAACTTCTCGGGGAGGATATGCGGGTTCCGGTACTCCATGACCTTCTCGCCCGTCGAGCCGCAGGTAACCGAAGCGCAGGAAGGCGTGGCGCCCGAGCCGGTCGAGATGTCGCAGCCGATGCCGTAATTATCCCGCCTCGGACGCGGGCCATGGAAGGAAGAGCCGTCGCCCCCCTGGTCCGTGAGGGTGCACCACAGCTTAAGTGCACCACCCTTTGTCGGGACAAGGGAGAGGGGGCGGCCAGAATCCCGGTCGAAATGAATGTCCCCCTCCCAGTACGGCTCGGCGGCGAAGGTGGTTTGCAAGGTGAGGATCATAAGCCGGTCGAAGAACTGACTAACCGATCCCTTGGGATCAATATCCAGATCCATGGCAATGGCACGCGCAGAGCCCTTACGCCGGCACTGCTCGTCGTACCAAGGGCTGCGAACCCCCGGGAAGGGGCCGCCGGTCGGGCTGCCGTCCATGACAAACCGGTAGTCAGCAGGATATACGAACGACTTGTCAAGAGCCGTAACCTTGCCTGCCTCGGGGTCATAGCGGTAAAGCCCCTTTCGCTTGTCGGGATGACTCGTCCAGTGCATCACCAGCTTGCGCATGTCTACGCGCTGCGTTATTTCATAGGCGGCTGTAGCCAGGCCCGTATGAGTGAAATTAAAGATGCGGCATCCAGTCGTGTCCGACGTTCGATGCAGGACTTCAAAATCCTCTTCGATTTGGCTGAACTCGTCAATTCCCATTGCCGTAGCGCGGCCGCCAACGCCAGCCTTTCCCGTTGACGCCTGTCCTGTCGCGACCGATCGATTGGTGATGTTGCCACGGTACATTTTCTTTTTTTTGAGCCTGGGTTTCATCCAGTCCGGCAAGTTCTCAAATATGAAGTCCCACTTCCAAAGCAAGCTGTCCGGATCGTCCGACTCGACCGCCTCGGCATTACGGCTGATAAACAAAAACTTGTTCCAGCCGTGAAAGAGCCAGAGCCAGAAGAAGACGATCACCAGCATCCACGAAGCGCCCATCTCCCTTGACTTCTCGATGCACAGGTCCTCGTCCTCCTCTATCGAGTCGAGCATCACCCGGAAGGCGTCGTCCTGAAAGTCCCAGGGAATGAAAGGCCCGACCTGCCCTATCCCCTTCTTCCTGGGGTTGAACTGCCAGACAAAGATGGCCACGAAGAAGATGAGGTCCTGACGGCACATCTCGAACAGGCCGCGCTGTAGCAACCGATCGGTAAGGCAGGCCTTGAGGATCGCCACCCGCCACTCAGCCACATTCTTCCGGGGCCAGCGCGGCACCAGGGCGTGCCACTTACCAGGAGATAACATCGGGCCTCACTTCCTCCTCCAGTACGGGCCCATAAGCGGGACAGCGAACGTAGTCACGCAACGGTGCCACCTCGCCAGGGAACGCATGGCAAGGGCACGGCCTGCTGCGGTGCCACTCCCAGCCGCCGCACCGCTCACACGTTTCAGGATGCCTCGCCATTCCTCAACCCCTCCAAAAACCTATCCGCATGCGCCAACGCCGCCGCCGTCCCTACATCCTCCTTAACCTCCCCCTCCACCTTCACCGGCTCCCGCGCCTTCTGAAAGTCGGCGTACTTCGCCATGAACGTCCCACGACTCTCCTTGAGCCACTCCCGCGCCACTTCTTGCATCGGCTTAGTGTCATAACTCTTCGGCAACGCCAAAACATGACACATCGCCTCATACAAGTCAGGCTCCTCCTCGTACCCCTCCGGGTACTCACCCCGCGCCGCCGCCTCCCGCTGTAGCTTCAACTTGGCCCGAATCTCCGCAGCGTGAGCCCGTTTCTTCTTAGTCGCCTCGCTAACCGGTTCATTAGATTCCTTCGCCATGCTCCGCCTTATACCCCATCCACCACCAAAACACAAGCCGCCTCATGGTGCCAGACAGGGCCTACCCTTGACGTAACCCCTTGAGGCGCAAGAGGGGATTAAGTCTTACCACCCTACCCGGTGCAAGGGGTGGGGGGGCGGCTCAAGCCTGGCCATGAGGCCCTGCCGGCCCTCCTGCCCCCCAGGCACACTAAAAGGCACGCCTGCCGCAACCTCTTGATCTTTAATGAGATCGGGATTTCATTGAACATAACAGTTATTATCGGACGCAGCCAATTACCAGGCGGACGGGGACGGGGATAGTAGCGCAGATATTCTTGGGGGCCAGTGGGACGACAGTGGGCCGCTGGGACGCGAGCTGGGACGCGATTTGACAGCGTTTTGGGGGATATGTCATGCTTCGTTCGAGTTTGGTGACGTTCACTGGGCTCTTATGATGTCTTTACCTCTATGGAGTGTGTCGATGAAAGTCTTCACCCGGTTGGTCACTAGGTTTCTGCGTCCCCGTGGCATCTCTTTGGATCGGCTGCGCCGGTTCGCCCGCGCTGACCTTGAGAGGTCCTCGGGCTCGTTCTCCTGGACGGCGGCGGAATTACGCATGATGGCGCAGACCGAGAAATTGGCGTCCGTGTCGCGGCGCGTCATCAGGACTGACTCCGCGCATTCCCTGCCCGCCCGCAATGGGGTGGCGTCATGATCGGAGTTACACGACGCCTACAGCGCCTCACGCCCGCCTCGATTCACTCGGGAGGCAGGCGCCGCGCTATCATCGTCGAGATGAGCCCGGGCATGGAAGGGAAACCAGGCCCCGGGTTCATTGGCTTCAGGCTGCACGGCACCAGGACGACGTACTATCTCCCGGTGGATTGGTGCTTCCGCGAGGCCTGCAAGGCTGAGCTTCAGAGAGCGCGGGCGGAACGCCGCGCCAAAAGAAAAGGGATTTGACAGCGCGATGCAGCGCATGGTATTATTGCGAAGTCCTGGCAGGGACACCCAGCAAAACTTAACTCACTCACCGGCGCCCAGCGCTCCTCTAACCCTGCCAGGCGAATAGCCTGGGGGCCGGTGATCTTTAGCCCCTGGTCCAAAAAGGAGAAAGCCATGACAAGCGAACAGGCCGTCCAGATTTACGCTGCTGAGGCCCAGGCCGCCGAACAGCTACGTCAGGATGCGGCGAGAGTGATAGCTGCTGGCGATAAATATTTGGCCGACGGCGCGCTGGCCACAAGCGCAGAGGCCAACGCGGCCGCCGAACGTGAGGACGCGCTGACCGAGATGCGCATCCACCACGACGCTATCTGTCGCCGGCCAGAGCGCGCCGCGTCCAAGGCGTACCGCGAATGGCTGGAAACGCATCCCGGCGATCACGACGGCGCAAACGATGCCAGTTATGCTGCGTACCAACGACGGGCAGCTGGGGACGCATCATGAATTTCCTAGATAACGCCATGGGCCATTTTCTCGATGATTTCAGGCTGCTCCTGCGCGTGGAAAAAATCTTCGCGCGCTACGTCGCGGAAGGCAAGAGGCCAACGCGCGACGAGGCCAAAGCCTGGCTCGAATCGCTCGGCTGGAAACCGCATCCGCTGGCCAATATGCTGCGCCAGTGGGGGTATGAGGAACCACCAACCCCGCCCCAAGGGGCGGAAATCTGAAAGGGGAAAATGCGATGACCACGAAATTCGACCTCTACGAGGTCAAAAGCCACGAGCGACACAACACCCCGGATGCTCGTCAAAAGGTCATGACCGGAACTGCCGAAGAGGTCCTGAAATACTACCAGGAATTAGGACACACTCTCCGTGTGGATCGCGGGTGGCTGGTGTGTGACGCGGGAGCCGACTCCGATACGTGCGTCGGCGTCATGTCATGGATGGACGGCCTACCTTCTAGCGTTCTGGAGTCGTTCTAACGTCGGCCTGGGAAAAAATAAAAAGGGGATTACGATGGCGACCAAAACAACTTTCAGCGGCACGGTGTACGGCAGCATTCAGGACCCGCGAACGGCGGACTCTTTCCTGAAAGTTATGGGATGCCAGGACGGCTCTATTGTCGTCGCGTGGGGTAACGCGCTGGAAAGTGCGGAAGAAGGCGATGAAATCGTATTTGGTGGAGGCGGCGATGGGGAAAACGGCTACGAAGTCATGATCGATGCTGATACGGTTCAGGTCGCCGGCCGCTACATCGTCGAATCGTTTTTCGAGACTCTGGACAGCAGCGAGTGGCAATTCCGAGAAAACGGCGACGTGTTCGCGGGCCTGACTCAAATCGGACATATTGGTGACGACGGCACGGTCAGCACGACTAGCGCTCTGGATGAATGCGGCGTGACCTGGGACGTAATAAATGACCTGATTCAGCGCGTGAAAGGTGCGGTGTAACATAAAAACCGAACCAGAAATCTTCGCCGAACGCAACGCGCTTCTCTCAGATTTAGCCACACCATGCACCTGCACGACTGCGAAAACACGCGCGGCGTGTGCACGGAAGCGGAGGGACATTGCGGCAGCCGCCGTGGCCCTGACGTGGGTAATAGATCGGCACGGCGAAAAGTTGCCGAGAACACAGGAGAAACAGAAATGAACGAAAGCGGACCCAAAGCGCCCAGGAGGGAATGAGCTGTGCCTGAGTATTACCTATTATCGCACGGAGTACGATTTTGCCGGTTTGCCTCCCTGGAGGAGGCCAAAGCGGCGGCTCTCAAGTGGGGGTGCCAGATTGGCACCTACACTTACGAAGAAATTGCGTGGCTAGACTCTCCGGAGCGAGAGTCACAATTGCGTGAGGCCAGCAATTTTTACTCGATCCCGTGCCGATTTACGCCGTGACATCCCTCCGCACGTCACGATGGGGACGCGCCCCGCGATATATCCCGACCGCGTGTGAAATTTTGGAAAATATTCCGCAACCGGTCTTGACGTTTTAAAGCGCCGTGGTAATCTTTCTTTCGTTCTCCAAGCCGCACCCGGAGAAGCAAACAGATTTACAACCGAAGCCACGACCGCCGCCCCGGCAATTCTTGTCCGGGTGCAAATGGAGCTGACCGGGGGGCGGTCGCTTAAAACCCCCAAGGAGGGGCCGCATGCCTGACCAACTCGGCGACCTCAAACAAGCGCTCGCCAAGGAATTCTCTGATCTAACCCCCCTCAAGGCGAAGGAGCTGGGCCTTTGCCTTCATTGCCGGCAACCGGCGCTGGCGCGCTGCCGCACCGACGCGGGCAAGCGCGAATACCAAATCAGCGCCCTCTGTGAAGTCTGCTTCGACCAGATCACCAGCGAAGATTACGAGCCGCCCCTTCCCTTCGAGCTACAGCCCGAGGGGTGCCGCCTGCCGGGGAATTTACTGTTCGCGCTGCGCCGCTATGTGCGCTACCAGCACCCACCCGGATATTTCCTGCTCGCGTGCCTCCAGAACGACCTGGCTGCCGCGTGTCAGCGCGCCGATGCGCAGTCGATCGAGTGCTTGTGCGAGGTAATGTTGTTCATTTACAAATTGCCGGAGCGATGCTGGGGGGACGCGGAGAAGGTAAAGCGCTGGCTCATCGCCCACGAGCCGGCCCGGGAGTCGGAGCGCTAGGATTCAGCCCGGGGCTTGTCGCCCTGGAATTCTCTAATGGGGAGTAAACTCATGAAACTGCTTGGAGTTGGATTGGTGCTGGCGCTGGCTATCACGGCCTTCGCCACCGATGTAAAGGCCGGCCTTCTGTTTCACCATCGCCGCAGCGCCAGTGCCGCCTGCGCCGTCCCGGCCGTGAGTTGCGCCGGCAGCGCCGTCATCGTGCAAAAGGAAATGATCCCGCCCCCGCCAGGAGCCATGGCCGCGCCTGTCGTGGTCGCCGCGCCCGTGGCTGCTTGCACGGGGGCCGTGGCGGCTTGCAGCGGAGCGCGCGTTCGCGCTGCCGGCTGTTCGGGGCGGGCTGGACTGTTTCGCGGGGGCCTGTTCCGCGGCCGTCGCGCTTGCGGCGGTTAAGTCTCGTACGTACTTGGCCGGGAACGTGAGTCCGTACATCGCTCACTGGTCCCAGGGATCGGGCTCCCGGCCAAGTGCTTCTTATCCCCGGTCCCAACCAAGAAAGGAAACCAATGGCTGCCACCGTAATCCAGCCCCACGAAGGCATCGAAGTAAAACACATTTGCGCCCTGATCTACGGCCAGCCCGGGGCGCGCAAATCCTCATTGTGCCAGACCGCCGACAATCCGATAACGCTGGCATTCGATCAGGGCATCTACCGCGCCTTCTCCAGAAAGACGGCCGTGCTGTTCGATTCGTGGGCCGATGTAATTTCCTTTGACCTCCGGCCATACCGAACGATCGTCGTCGATACGATTGGGATGGCGCTCGAGAAACTGATGGCCACGATCATCGCCGCCTCCCCCAAGAACGGCAACCGCATGGGAGGGATGAGCCTGCCTGGCTACGGCATCCTCAAAACTCAATTCGCGTCCTGGGTCAGCTCGATCCGGGAATTGGGAATCGACCTCGTCTTCACCGCGCACGAGAAGGGCGAAAAGCTGGGCGACGAGACCTATCACTGCCCGGAGATTGTCGGGGGCTCGTACGCGACGGTGATGAATGTCTGCGATGTCGTGGGTTACTGCCATTTCGAGGGCGGGAAAAGAGTGATCGACTTCGCCCCGAGTGACCGCTTTATGGCCAAAACTCCACCGTGCGGCTGGACACAGCTCCTCCTCCCTGACTTCGCCTCAAGCCCTGACTTCCTGGCAAAATTACTCGCCGACGCCAAAGCGTCGATGGGCAGAGTGAGTGAAGAGTCGGCCAAAATAGCGGGACTGGTCGAAAGCTGGAGAGAGTGGCTGGCGTCCGATCCATCGTTGGCGCAGGTCAATGCACGCATCACGGCCGAATTCCCGAACATGGACAAGACGGCAAAACCGCAAGTCTGGAAGCTGGTAACCGAGACCATGACCAGGGCCGGGGTGTTGTGGGACGCGCAAGCGAAAGCGTTCAAGGCCCCAACGGTTCCTTTGGGGGCATCGGCATGAGCTGCCCTACCTGTGACCATACGATGCAGGGACTTCTACCGGCTCAGGCCAGTGAGTTTAGACAATTCTTCTGGTGCCCGCGTTGCGGCACTCTCAAGACTTCGGACGGGGAGCGTGAAGAGATTGAGTCTCCCCTGTTGGTGGAACTTGCCGAGAGCATTATTAATGCCCTGCATAAAGTGCAAAGGATTCTCAAGTGATCCGCATCAGCACCACCCAAATCGAAAGCTACCGCCGCATCGTCCAGACCGACTATGGCTCCGAGGAGGAATTGATTGCCCAAATCATGGGCAAGCCGTTCGCGCCCAGCCATGCCATGCAGGCCGGATCGGCATGGCACTTCATGCTTGAGCACAGCGACACTTACAACGTGGTCAACAACCTTGTCTTCCGGCAGGACGACGTAGACAAAGCAATCGAGTTTATTGGCCCGGGAGTGTGGGAAGTCAAGGCGACGAAAACTTATGACCTTCCCGGGCAACCGGTCACCGTCGTAGCGCAGGCCGACCACGTTCACGGCAAGGTTATCACCGACAACAAGCTGTCTTTGTCCGGCCTGGACTTAAAACGCTACGAGCCGTCTCTTCAATGGCGGCTGTATCTCGACATCCACCAGGCCTACAAGTTCATCTATAACCGCTGGTATTTCACTGAACCCCAAGAATGCTCCTTCGTGCTCAAGGAAGTGATGAGCAGCTCGTTTTCCCCGTATCCCGGCCTCGAGCGCGATTGCCGGCACTGGATAGCAGACTTCCTGGGCTGGGCGGCGTCCAAGAACCTTTGGAGTTACCTCGAGCGCACGGGCAGCTCGGTTTCCGCGTGATCGCCAAGCAGAAAGCGCAGGAGTCCCGCGCATGAAATGGAATCGTTTCGCCGAGCGCTTCCCGATGCTGGTCGGGGAGGAGTGGAAGACTTTCAAGGCCTCGATTGCCGCCACCAAGGGCAACATCGAGCCCGTCGTCTACCGCATGGTGAAGGGCAGGCGCGAGGGGATCGACGGCCGCAACCGCTTTTTGGCGTGCCAGGAGCTCAAGCTTAAGTGCAAATTGCGCCAGATCGCCCTGCGCGACGACGAAGTCAAGGCTTACATCATCGTCCGCAACCTGACGCGCCGGCACCTCACGCCCGAATTCCGCCAGGAGCTGGTCGCCGAGCTCCACGCCGACGGCAAGACCCTCCGGGAAATCGCCGCCGTCCTGGGCATATCGACCGGCACCGTGCAAAGGGACCTGGGCGCGCCAAATGGCGCGCGCACCGCGCAGAACCCAGGGAAAACTGGATCGTCAAAAACCTATTGCCCCCATTGTCAGACGCTCCTGCGCAAAGGGCTCCCGCCCAAGAAAAACTGTCCCATGTGCCGTGAGGAAAACACAGGACCAAAGAAGAAGAAGCGTAAGGGCGCCCGCGAAGTGCCGGTCGATGCCGCCGGGAGCGAGGTCCCGCCGCGCTGCCGCGATGCTTTCTGCGATCCCTGGGTGCAGTCCTCCATCGACTTTCTCGGGACCACGCTGGCCTCTTTCTGGCAGGAGCGCCTGGCGGACGGCATGGCCAAGCGCAAGAAACATTTCCCGTTCTTCGAGGTAAAAGACTTCACGGATGGAGTCGGGTTCGCCGGCAATTACCTTGAGCAAATCCTGGAGCACCTGAAAGCCAACAGGCCCGCCTTTGTCTGTCCCTTGTGCGCCGGCCGTGGCTGCCCGACGTGTCGGATGTCGGGCCTCGTCCCCAGGGACCTTTTTAAGAAGCTGGAGAAGGCCCATGCCCATACCTGACCTTCACCCTTTTCAGCGCGACCTGGTCGAGAAGATCGTGGCCTCGGTGGCGGCCGGCAACCGCATTATCGCCGTCCAGCTCGCCACCGGGGGCGGCAAGACCACCGTCATGTGCCATTTGGCCAAGCGCGCGAGCGCCAAGGGCAAGACATCGCTGTTCCTGGTTCACCGCCGCCGCCTGGTCGATCAAATCAGCGGCAGGCTAGAGGAGTTCGAGACCGATCACGGCATCATCATGCGCGGCGAGCGCACCCGCGCCGCCGCCCTGGTCCAGGTCGCCAGCCGCGACACCATCGTCTCGCGCTGCTTCACCCACGAATGGAGAGGGCTCCCAGGCGCCCAGGTGATCTTCAACGACGAGGCCCATCATGCCATCCCCGAAGATTCGGAATACCGCCGCATCCTCTCCAACTATCCCGAGGCGGTGATCCTCCTTTTCAGCGCCACCCCGGTTGCGCCCGATGGCCAGGGGCCCGGGCCCTGGGCCCACGACCTTGTGTGCGCCGCGCCGACTTCAGCACTGGTCGCCTCGGGCTTCCTGGTGCCGGTCAAATGTTATGCCCCCGACCGTAAACGTGGTCGAGGGGGCAAATATAAGCGCGGCGTGGCCGGCGACCTGGTCGAGTCGTGGAAGACCTACGCCGAGGGCCTGCCGACCGTGCTCTTCTGCTCCCGCGTGCAGCACAGCCGCGATGCCGTCCTGGCTTTCCAGGAAGCCGGCATCAGCGCCGCCCACGTCGATGCCGACACCTCGGACTATGACCGCGACCGCTGGTATGAGGGGCTCGGGGACGGGTCGGTGCAGGTGGTCTCGAACGTCGGCATCGTCAAAGAGGGGGTGGATATTCCTTGCCTGGGGTGCTGCCAGATTTATATGGAGATGAGCGGGCGCGTCGCCTTCCTGCAAGCCTGCGGCCGCATCATGAGACCCTTCCCGGGCAAGAGCCACGCTGTCTTAATCGATCACGCCGGCGCCGTTTTCCGCTAT